AATATCATGGTATGAAAAAAATAATTTTAATGTTGGTTATCGTCTTGATAACTATGGGCGCTAAAGCGCAAAGTGTTGTACAAACAGAGGATGGAAAGTATCCTGTCTATTGTACAATGATGGCTTATAATGCTTGGGGCATTGGAAAAATTAAAATCCAACTAGACCTTGGTGAAGTATCTTCTGGACACTCCTTTGAAGCTATATGGGATGAGAATGGAAAGCCTATGAAATTCAATACTGCTATGGATGCTGTAAATTATATGGCTAAGCGTGGATGGAAGTTAGAGATGACCACAGCTGTTCAAAACGTTGTGCATTATATTATGGTCAAAAGAATTAGCAAAGACTCAGAAATCAGAGAAGGTTTGGTCGCTAAACCTGAATAATGTGTTTTATAACATAAAAAAGAAAGAAAAAAGGCAAGAGTTGAAAAATTCTTGCTTTTTTTTTGGCGGTTCCAAATATTCTTCTTACCTTTGCCAACGGTTACAAGATGATAGTAGTCTATCCGGCAGGGCGACCGTTTCGCCTATGGCTTTTAGCCGCAGGCTTTTTTTATGCCCAAGAATACCAATTTGCTGGCATCAGCAAAAAGGTGTACCGATATGGCGGCTGCATGAACCGTAAGATTTGATTTGTCCTCTCGGATAAGCCATCATCTTGTAACCAACGGGGAATGCAGCCGCCACCCTTTTGTACAATCGGCTGTTAATGGTTACAAGATGATGCAATATGCAGAATTCAATTTTATTAAGTGATGCGCAGGTAAGACCTGCAGGCATCAGCGTTGAGGAGGGTATCAATACCCTCAAGTGTGAAATCAAGAAGCTCGCCAAGACCAAGAGCGAGACCTTCTCCTGCCTTTGCGAGGAGACCGTGACTTATGGAGAGGTTGTGCTCACCATGGTTGGTTTCGCAGCTGTGATGGCGATGGTCATGATTGGTGGTTTCATTTTCGGAGGGGAGGTAGCATGATGAAGAAAAGTAGAAACCGCAGAAGACGCACAGCAAAGCTGACAGCCAAGGATATCGTCATGTGCAAGTTCTTCGCTCTTGAAGGCAGGCAGATGAACGCCCATAAGGTGGAAATCAAATTTCAGAGAAACAACAAGACTATTGGTTCTGTTGCATTCATCGAGGATGATCCACACAAGCAGACGATTATCCGATGGTATGATCATCGCTATTATGCTCTTCCATATGGAGCTAAGGAGGTTGAGCCATACAATATGACTCTGGCCAAGTGGAAAACCATAAACAACGATTAGGCATGAAAAAGAATAAGAAGAAAGTCAAGAGAGACGTTCTCTTGCTATATTTCCGCCGCCGTCGCATTCGCGCTGCGCTCGAAAGACGTTGGTGGGAGCTTGATATCAAGCGTAAGGAGCTATACAAGCTCGTGGAGTACGCCAAGATTCAGTCAAGATACTGTAATGATCTGGACTGCCACCGAATAGTCGGCAGATACCTCAGAGAACTGGAGCGAGAGGAGATCCGTGTTACCAGACTTCAGACCAAGTACGACCTTTGGGCTTCCCGTCTGGGCTACTGGGTTGACCTCTATGAGACGGCATTGAACCGCCTGCACCCTGGAGACAGTATTTAAGTTTCACCCTTTAAAAAAAGAATATTATGCCAAGAAATACAGATTATTTCGACAGCGAGCAGTTTGAGCAGGATCTGCTCAACGCTTACTTCCATTTCCGCTGCAACCTCCCTATGAAGGATGCAGACACCGGTCTCGACTACAAGAAGAGTTTCAAGACCACCCAAGACATCGCCACGGAACTTGATGACATGGGCGGTGTCAGTATAGAAGCCATCAACCAGTACCTGCAGGCGCATGACTACCAGGTAGCCACGCAGCCAGACGGCACCGTGGCATGGGCTATATGGGAGAGAGTTGTCAAGCCGGATAGCCTGGTTTAAGTTAAAAACTCATATAAATTTCAAGTACTACCATGTATTATGAATAGTTTTTCGTACCTTTGCAGCACGAAAAATTTTACAAAGTTTTGAAAAGCTTTGAAGCGGCTGGCCGCCCGTGAGGGTAGTCAGCCGTATTTTTATTTTGAACCCCTCCATATTATCTTTGCATCAAAAAAGATAATATATGACCATCACATCACTTCCGTCGGGCAGTTTCTTCCTTGAGAACATCCCCGACATCGATATTCTCACGGCCAAGACGCGCCTGCTCGTCACCATCAAGATAGGTGACGACATCATCTACGATGAGTATCTCTATCCAGCCGATGGAGAGGTCACCGTGAGCGATCTTGCCGACATCTTCCGTCCCTATGCACGCCGGAGGCTGGCAGTCACAGCCACCATCACCATAGCCGAGGAGCAGGTTCCGGACTCCGGAGACACCGACTCGGCTACAGTCACCGATACGCAGAAAGCCACCCTGAAGGTTTACTATTCCACCGTGGACATCGTGGGCGTGGACTGCTCCACATTCCTCAATACCCACTTCCTCACCCTGCTGGAGGGGCACAAGACCACCTACATGGGGCGACTGGAGTATCTTCACTACATGGGCAAGGACTCGGCAACAGTCACCGCACACTACGCCGACAGAACTACGAAACCGTTTACCGCACCAGCCGTCGGCGGCAATGACATCTACACCACCATCGACGTTTCTCCGTCTCGTTTCGAGACCGAGGGCACCGACCTTCTCTACTACGTGGTAGAGGCTGGCTCACGCTCCATGACCCTCATCATAGACAGCGAGGAGCGTGACGTGGCACCGACCCTACTCTTCACGAACTCGTTCGGCTGCCAGGAGCTCATCTACTGCATGGGAAAGCACGAGGTTGATCCGCAATACACCCGCGATGCAGCCTACATGGGCGGCATCAGGGTTAACTACCGCATCACAGAGCAGCGCACCTTCAACGCCGATACGGGGTTTCTAGGCACAGACATGGCCAACTGGGCAGATGACCTCTTCCGCTCAGACGAGGTCTATCTGGTCAACTTCATCGGCGGCGTTGCCAAGGTGGGCAAGCGTGTCACCCTCTCAGACTCCAAGTCCAAGCGTGACAACCTGCGCGACAGCGTGCCACGCTTCACCTTCAGCTACACCTACGCACAGCGCCAGCACAACGTGCTTGACCTGCAGCGAGCCGGCCGTATCTTCGACAACACCTTCGACAACACCTTCAACTGATGAGACGCACGGCTTACCACCTCACAGAGGTGCTGCGCCTCCTGGCAAAGGCAGAGCGAGACCGCTCTACAATTAACCTGAAGGCGTGGACATCAGACGGCAAGACCGTCGACTATACAGGATGGCTGGTCAGGGGCAGCAGTTGGCGTGGCGGTTTCCATCGCCTCGTCAATCCGGCAAATGCCGAGGTTCGCACCGTTCCGGACATCTACATTCACCAGTTCCTGGGCTTACCAGTATATTTATGACATGAAACAGAAAAAATATCAGCTTCAGCAAGTGGGAGCCAGCGGTTCCTACAGTCGCTACGCCCTCGTGGCAGAGGGCGTAAGCAGGGTTACAGACTCCACCACCATCGAGCAGCAGTATGGGCGGGATACCAGTTTCCTGGGTTCCGGAGAGGTGGGCGATGCCACTACAGGCATCCTGGAGACTTCAGACGGCAAACTCTTCGAGTATATCAACTATGGCGATGACAACGACATGCCATACATCCTGCAGCAGTTGATGCGCCGCAACATGGTGGCGCAGCGAGCTATGGCGTTCAACGTCCAGTGCTGCTACGGGCAGGGCTTACGCTTCATGGACCGGGAGACAAAGCAGGACACCACCGACAGCGAGATCCGCGACTTCTGCCTGAAGAACTCCATTCATGAGGTCTTTATGCAGCAGGCCACCGACATGAAGTTCTTCTTCTGGTCGGTAGAGGTCATCATCCTGAGCCGTGACCACTCCAAGATAGTCAATATCCGCCACAAGGACGTTTCTTATTGCCGCCTGGAGGTACCAAATGACAAGGGGCGCATAGAGCATGTCTTCTTCGGCGACTTCCGCAACGTCATGTCGCCGGTACATACCGAGGTCATTCCGCTGCTCGACTTCTACGACCCGCTGGGCGACCTCATGGCGCGCATGGGCAAGGCTCCCGACCCATACACAGGCATCATGGGCAAGGCACCCGAGATGGGCAAGGACTGCAAGTTTGCCATCATATCCCGCATCCCGACACCAGGACTGCAGTACTATCCGATACCATACTATGCCAGCGTCTTCGACGATGCCTGGTACGACATCTACCGTCTCATCGGTATCGGCAAGCGCTACATGATCAAGAACACGTCCGCTCCTCGCATCCAGATAGAGGTGCACCGCGACTACTGGGAAGAGCTCTGCAACAACGAGGACATCATCGACCCGGATAAGCGCAAGGAGCGCATCCTGCAGGAGAAGGACAACATCATCAACTTCGTGTGCGGACCGGAAAATGCAGGCAAGGCACTCATTACGGGCTACTACTTCGACCCAAACGGCAAGGAGCAGCGCATGGTGCGCATCATCAACCTCTCCGAGGGTAGCAAGAAGGAGGGTGGCGACTGGGCAGACGACATGAGCGAGGCATCCAATGCCCTCTGCTTCTCGTATGGCGTGCATCCCAACCTCATCGGAGCCACGCCGGGCAAGAGCCAGATGAACAATTCCGGCTCAGACAAGCGAGAACTCTTCATACTCAAGCAGTCGCTCGAGAAGGCCTGCCACGACATCATGTGCAAGCCTTATCACGTCATCTCCCACTACAATGGCTATGCCGACCGAGGAGTGACCGTAGACGTGCCGATGATAGAACTCACGACACTCGACAAGAATAAGGATCAACAGACATCAATAGTTTCAAACAATAATGGCAAAAATGAAGATTCAAATCAGCAAGGATGACTTCGAACAGAGCATCCTCGTAGCGACAAGCTCGCACTCTGAGGTGTTCGAGTCTGTGAGACCTCATTTCTATGAGGCATACAACAATATTCAGAAGCGCTTCCTCGGCTACGTTGGTGAGGAAGCGCTGGAGACAAATGAACGGCTATCGGCTGCAGTTGTCAAGGCAGTGTGCCTGACTGCATTCCTCGGCAACGTTCGCCATCTCGACCTGGTACTCACTCCGACAGGCTTCGGAGTAGTTGCCAACAACGAGGTCTCTCCTGCATCATCTGCGAGAGTAGAGGCGCTGATAGAGCAGTGTATGGTCGCATGCTTGAAGGCAGAGGGCGAAATGATTACCTGGTTGTCTGCAACAGAAGGGTGGGGTGAGAGCCTGCAGGCGAAGATGAGCATAACGCTTCTAGTCTTCAGCATCGAGCAGTATGCCTTCCAGGTGAAGCAGGAGCTATCATCCAAGCAGTGGAAGGATAAACTGTCAGCACTCTACGAAGCTGATGGGGTGATGCGAAGGGTCATATCTGACGAGCAGATGGATGATCTGCTAGAGATGGAGCGGGGAGCCAAGGACAAGGATGACACAGCTGTAGAAATCATCTTCAAGGTGCGCAGATGCATGATCTTCCTGGCTGAGGGTTTGCTGACAGCCTATTCCAACGAGCGTGCGAGACTGCTCAGATACTTTGATGCAAATCTCGATAAATTCCCGTTATATGCGAATTCATCGGCATATAAGGCTAATCATTTCAAAGAATTTCAGAATGAAAAATCAAAACCTGCCTTCGTTTTTAATTCATAAAGATGGTACACAAGAGTTCAATTTCAAGGCGCCGTCAACGTGGGCGGAACTTTCAGAGGATCAGTTGCGCTATGTCCTTAGCATCATGTCGACGTTCCAGGATCATACAGTTATCAAATGCTACCTTCTCGCAAGGTTCTGCGGTCTTACCGTACATAAGTACACCCGAACCGGGTGGAAATGCAGCGTTAAATGCGGTGAAAGCGACGAAAATGGCGATACTAAGACTGGGAAAGTGCGCGAGAGAGTCCTGTATATCAGCGCTGCAGAAATCCTCTCCCTGCTCAAAAACTTCGATTTCATAGACTCCTTTACGGACTTTAGGCCTCTACAGGTTGCAAGTGACGTTCAACTGACGGCAGTAAACAGCCTGCTTCACGAGATCAGCTTCTACGATTACCTCAATATCGAGAAGAACTACCAGCTGTTCATGCTCAAGCAGGAGGACAGGTTCCTGCTGAAAATGGCGCATCTCATGTACAGGACAGCAGGCGGTTCTTCCGATGAAACCGCCAATTTCGAACCTTATGAGCTCCTCGGAGTCTTCATGTGGTTCTCGAGCGTCAAGGAGTATTTCGCCGCCAACTTCCCTCATTTCTTCAGACCAGCAAGAGATGGTGGAGAACTGCGGCGTGAGGACATCCTGCCAGCCATACAGGCGCAGATTAGGGCACTTACCGATGGTGACGTGACCAAACTGCAGGCTGTCTACAATACCGACTGCTGGGCTGCACTCACGGAGCTGGACAACAAGGCTCGGGAGGCAGAGGAGTTCAAGAAACGCAACAGGCAAAATAGTTAAATTTACAGCACATGACAGAGAAAATCTTCGATTCCATCGCCTATTTCAAGCAGCTGGCTGCCGAGTGCAGAACCTGCAGGGATTATAATTTTGTCGCAACAGAGTGCTCCGGACCTGATTCCATCCAGGGAGTCATGCAGCAGTTCCGTAAAGCATCAAACTTCGTTATGGTGTCAGACACCGTTGACAGCAACACCCATTCCATCGGAGAGGGCTTCTTCGACCGCAACGTCTATACCGTCTGGATCCTGGCAGGGTACAGACGCGATGACATGGCAGACCGAGAGGCGAAAATGAATATCTGCAGATATATCTTCCGCCAGTTCCTCAGCCGCATGCTATACGACAAGAGCCGTGAGGCATACGACGGACAGATGGAGTTCCTGGACCTCACGCAGGTCTATTCGAGCGAGCTGGGCAGATGGTCCATGAATGGCGTCACAGGACTCTACTTCATGGTCACATCAGACGAACCTATCGACATTCAGTATGACGAGAGCCTATGGCAGACGCTGAAATAGACGATCTCCTCAGATATGAGCGAGGATGGGCTAATGCCATGGGCGACTTCTGGCGAGAGCGCATGGAGCGGCTTCGTACCATCGATACCGGACGCCTCTACGCTTCCATCAAGGCGCACCTGGAGCAAGGCTCTGTCACAACCATTGAGCACAACTTCCTGCAGTACGGTATCTATGTAGCTGCAGGAGTAGGACCGGCACATGAGTGGTACAAGTGGACCGAGGCACAGGGTGGAGAGAAAATCCACCGCATCAACAACGGCGACCTCAACTTCCTGGGCGATGAATACCGCCGAGACAACAATCTCGATAAACCGAAGAAGGTGGGCCCTGCCTGGGGCGGTCGTGTCGCCGGTGGCGAACCTAAAGGCAGACGTGACTGGTTCTCTCAGAAGTACTACTCATCTGTCATGAAGCTCAACGAGCATGAGGCTACCTTCTACGGCGACCGGTACAATGGTCTGATGGCATCAGCCCTCACCGAGATATTCAGGGGCATAGGAGCAGCACGCAACCTCTAGGGAGCGTATTTTTATCGATTTCATCGAAGTTATATCTTTGCAAACAAAAAAACAATATGGCAGTAGAATATGATAAGAATGATCTTCAGACCCAGTTCGAGGGTATCAGAGATGAGCGACGCCTGCAGGCCAATACGGCATACCGCATAGGCACCGCTTTTCTCTCGCTGCTGCATTTCGCCAGCGACGAGATGCATACGACCATCGAGGAGCTGCTGAAGAAGATTGAGGGCAAATATCTTTCGAAGGTCAAGGACGATGAAGCTGCCGGTCTCATCACCTTCCTCAGAGGTCTGAGGGTAGGTGCAGGCTACAAGTTCGACGAGAATGGAAACATCATAGCTGACTCAATAGAGTCCTCTTCTGGCAGTTCTGGTAGGGGGTACGCTATTTCTGCTAAGAGTGATGGCGAGTACAAGTTGAGCATAGATGAGTTGCTGGCATATAGCCGTGCAATCATCATGAAGCAGGCGAAGATTGGTGATAAGTTCGTCTTCGACGTTGAAAAAGATTTCAAGTTCGATGCAGAGGGCAATGTCATCGCTCACTCTGTAGCATCCGAGAATGCGAATGCTGCAGAGGGTAAGGGATTCATTATTGCCAAGAAAGATGATACTGGCAGATACAAGCTGTGTGTAGATGAATTGCTGGCGTGGGGACTTGCAACCGTCAAGCAGCTGCACGTCAAGGGAGATTCTACCTTTGACGGCAACCTATTCAGCAAGCAGTTCGTTTCTGATTTCTTGTCAGGCAAGGGATGGGGTATCTACAACAAGCCTGTCACCAATGCTGCAGGAGTGCAGGAGAATAAGTGGACGGGGGAGTTTGACAATATCATTGTTCGTGGTTCACTCCGTGTCTATGAGATGATTATCTCCCAGTTGCTAGGCGAGAATGATAACCGTGTTTTCACGGGTATGATGGAGGTGGACCATTATGATTCTAAGACAGGCAAGGTCTATCTTGATACGCAGGAAGGTAAGCTATACAATCCATTCCGTCGAGACGACATCATTATGGTGCAGCAGTTTAATGGTATGCCCAATAGCAGTAATGACTACTATGTGACGAAAAACTATGAGCTGCTTGTTACGGATGCAGGATGCGGAAGCCCGGAGGATGGCGAAAAGAGATTGGACTGGGTGAAATTCACCAACTTCATCTCATCAATGGCAGGTGCAACTCCTGATACACTCATCAAGAAAAAGGATACCTTCGTGCGAGTTGACAACCTCAGTGACCCAGACCGCAAGGGTATCATGCAGATTATCACAGTGGGTACGGCTTCTCCTCACCTGGATGTCATCTATGGCTTGAAGACAGACCCGGAGGGAGCATTGAAGGGCAGGCTAGGTAACCTGGAAGGCATCGTGCATCCGCTGTTCGGCAGACTGCAGGGATTCGGTGAATATCTGAATAACCTCTATGCAGTTGGAGATCTGATTCTCCGCAGGACTGGCGAGAGTGTTGATACCAAGTTCCAGGTACTTGAGAATATGTTTTCAAGTCGATTTGCCAAGACAAGCTATGAGCTGACCAATGGCAAGAACTATTTGGAGAATGGGCAATTCCTGGAGCAGATATCAGATGCCGACAATACAATCATCGCCAACTGGGAGATGAATGAAGGTGAGGATACAGAATTGTGGGTTGATGCCACTGGATTGCCGTATATGGTGAACGGATCACTATCAACTAGTGGTAACAGAAAGGTCTCCCTGGAGCAGAACGATGGCAGGCAGATGCTTCGCATACAGAACTGCGGTCTGCGACAAGCTAATGCTGACATCAAACAACCAGGAACTCATAAGGAATATGTGAAGGGAAGCGGTTCGATTAATGACGCAGGATTGGCTCAGACAGAAGGTTCTGCAGTCGAGGTACAGGATAAGCTCTATGTAAATGTCCGCATCTACGCCAAGAGCGCTGGGCAGCTTACCTATGGCTTCGAGGGATGCAAGGTCGTGACTGGCAAAGTAAATGAACTGGCTGCGAAGACAGTAAACATATCATATTCTGGTGAGTGGCAGACTGTAGGCATGGAAGGCAGGTGGAACGGCACCGGTGATTTCATCATCCGATATTCTGGAGATTGCTACGTTGCTGTAGTATCAGTCACCGACGAACCGCTCAGTGAGCTATCCAAGACGGTGAGTACTCAGATCATTCAGACTGCAAGCAATATCAAGCTGTTGGGCGAGAATATTGATAAGGTGAATGGCAAGACTACGCAGCTGGGTATAGACCTGGATGCAGAAAAGGGTGAAATTCGGCAGTATGTCGATACTAAGGATAAGAAGAATCGAGAAGATACCTTTTCCCTAATTACTCAGACATCTAGCAGTATCACATCATCTGTTGATAAGAAGCTGAAGAACCAGTATGATACCATAACAAGCGAATACTCTTCGTCCATCACCCAAAAGGCAGATCAGATTACCTTGAAGGTATCAGCCGCTCAGACAGCAGCCGACAACGCCCAGAGCGCAGCCGATGCAGCGCAGGGGACTGCCGATACTGCCATCAAGAAGAATGCAGAGCTGAAGGTGACCGTTGACGGCATCGGTTCCAAGGTAGATACCAAGATAGCCAATGCCAAGGGCGAAATCACCAAGGAGTACACATCAGCCATCAACCAGAGCGCCAAGGACATTACCTTGAAGGTATCAGCCGCTCAGACAGCAGCCGACAACGCCCAGAGCGCAGCCGATGCAGCGCAGGGGACTGCCGATACTGCCATCAAGAAGAATGCAGAGCTGAAGGTGACCGTTGACGGCATCGGTTCCAAGGTAGATACCAAGATAGCCAATGCCAAGGGCGAAATCACCAAGGAGTACACATCAGCCATCAACCAGAGCGCCAAGGACATTACCTTGAAGGTATCAGCCGCTCAGACAGCAGCCGACAACGCCCAGAGCGCAGCCGATGCAGCGCAGGGGACTGCCGATACTGCCATCAAGAAGAATGCAGAGCTGAAGGTGACCGTTGACGGCATCGGTTCCAAGGTAGATACCAAGATAGCCAATGCCAAGGGCGAAATCACCAAGGAGTACACATCAGCCATCAACCAGAGCGCCAAGGACATTACCTTGAAGGTATCAGCCGCTCAGACAGCAGCCGACAACGCCCAGAGCGCAGCCGATGCAGCGCAGGGGACTGCCGATAGTGCTAAAAAGAGTGTAGCAGAATTGAAGGTGACCGTTGACGGCATATCCACAACTGTTGCGAATAAGGCAGATACGTCAACTCTTAATAGTAAAGTGACTGCGCTGAACAGTTCTATCTCGAGTGCTAAGCAGTCAGCAATAGATACTGTCAACGCTCGCATAGATGGTGGAGTAGCTGAGTTCTATCAGCAGGCTTCACCTCCAAGCTTCACAAATCTGCGCTGGACAAAAGCAGAATGCCAGCGCCATGCAGGTGCATTATGGTATGTGGTTGAACCAGGAGCGAAAGGATATGTTACTGGTCATCTCTACCGCTTCGTCGTGATGCGTGGAACTGGCGGAGCCTGGGAAGATGTAGATGATTCCATAGATTCTGCCACAACAGTTCAGCAGAATGCAAGCGGCTGGAATGTAGCATCAGGAATGTTTGATGTCAAAGGCAATCTGACTGCATCAGGTATCGCATCCATAACACCTACGGTTACAACAATCGCTAACAAGAGTATCGACGACAAAAAGGGAGAAATCATATCTGGACTTATGGTCAAGTCGGATTTCTCGTCATTATTCTCTAAGGCGTTCGATGAGAAGAAGGGTGTAGTTCAAGCAGATATCAGCACGTTCGTCACGAAAACTGCCGCAGGTGAAATGATATCCAATGCAACCATACAAGCCGACCAGATAAGTCTTGCAGGTCATTGCATGAACTTTTCTGGCGGTCAGATAACGATTACAACTGATAATTTCAAGCTTGATTCTACTGGTAGTGTTTGGTGTCAGAATGGCACATTCAGCGGAACGGTTACTGGTGTACACGGTAGCTTTAAGACCCTTGATTGTGTTGACAGCAACGGTAAAGTAGTTGGTAATATCCAGTTTGGTTCGGATGGTCGAATGTGGTTCTCGGGCGATATGTATCATCAAGGTTATGATAATACCAAGAAACGTGGTTATCGCTTTTATGCAGCAGATGTATGGTGCAGAGGTATGTTCGGACATCGTCAGAAGACGATAGCGGTCATCTATGGTGGCAATATGCGCATATATACCAAGGAATCAGATTTCACGGATGGAACCTTCATCTTGAAATCGCTATCGAGCGGTAGAACTTCGGCTGGTAGATCCTATTATTATGTCCCTCTATATGGAGATGGGAATGGTGGAGATGCCAGCGGTATGCCTATCGATGTGGTGGTGATGCACTGCTCTTCAGATGAGTACTATGTGTTCACAGGTATGGGCAGCGGTAAAGAATGGCGAGTGGTTAATGGTAACGACAGGCAGACAATACACTTTGCCGATATTGGTGGATGGCACGAGCTGAAAGGCGGTGAGAGCTTATCGTGTGTATATATTCCGCCAAGTTTGCTTAATCCTAAAGTTTCCGGGACACAGGTGGGTGCAGGCGTATTCTGGAGTGGCGAAGCTGACCTTAACTGGTCTTAATTTTAATATTTTAAAACATAGATTGTTATGAGTAATACAAGTATTAACAGCAACCTCGAAGAGGCATTCAAGAACTCAGACTGGTCAGCAATCTGTGCAGCCTTGATGCCGCACTTCAACGATTACTTGGCGAGAAGATCTAAGAATGTCTTCGAGTGCGAACAGGTGAATACCCTCGACCATGTATCTACCGTTCCTGCCCTCTATGACGATCAGGCTGGTGTGCGCAAGCAGGTAATCGTACCTATGAAGGTGTTTACTAGGGATGTTGATGCTGAGCTGGAGAAAGCCAAGAAAGCTACTACGGCAGCAAACACTGCTGCAGACAAAGCTAATACAGCTGCAGCCAATGCCGACAAGGCTCGTACTGGCCTTGAAGCCAAGAAGAAAGAGGTGGATGATGCCGTAGCAGCCAGCAAGACAGCTACCGATGCTGCCAAGAAGGCAACAACAGATACCCTGGCTAGTAAGGCGGCTATCGAGAAGAATGAATCTGATAGGCAGAATGCGGAGTCGAGTAGAGGTAAGGCTGAAACGGCTAGGGCAAATGCCGAAGCCTCCCGTGTGGACGTTGAAAAGAAAAGAGTCACTGCTGAAAGCGCAAGAGCTACGGCAGAGGCGGCAAGAGCCAGCGCAGAAACTTCCCGAGGTAGCAACGAGACGGCAAGACAAACGGCTGAAACGGCTAGAGCCAATGCTGATAAGGCTAGAGCTAACGCAGAAGCAGCACGTGTGGAAGCTGAGAAAAAAAGAGTAACTGCAGAAAGCGCAAGAGTTTCTGCTGAGAACACAAAGGCTACGGCTGAGACAACCCGAAATAGCAACGAGACAACACGCAAAACTCAGGAGACTACACGTCAGAATCAAGAGTCTGCAAGAGTGGAAGCTGAAAAAAAACGTGTGACTGCGGAAAATAGCAGGGTATCAGCAGAAGCAGCGAGAGTGTCTGCTGATAGCAAGCGAGAGGCGGATACAAAATCCGCCATTGCTAATTCTAAGACACAGACTGACCTCGCCAGGGAGCTCAACGAGCATCCTCCTAAAATGGGAGATAATGGTAATTGGTGGCAGTGGAACCTGCAGACTCACGCATACGAAGATACCGGTATCATCGCAAGAGGTGGTGCGATGTACCCAACCTTCCGGCAGTCCAGGAACAAGTTGTTGATGATCGACTACGGCTCAAATGTTTCTGAGCACGTTGTCAAACGTAGAAATAAATTAGTTATCAAGGTATAATGGCAGACAATACGAATATCATTGTGGTGGGCAATGTTGCCTTCACCGACAAGGGAACGTGGGTCAAGGGGTATTCCTTCGAGTTCGAGGGTGAGACCATCCAGGGCTACGATGCAAACGACATCGTCCATACCGCCAATGGTGTATACGCATCTCTCATCGATGGCAATACATCTGAGCCATCAGACACCAGCGAATCCTGGCGTCTCTGGCTGGACAAAACTGCGGCAACCAAGGCCAGGAGCGCAGCCGATGATGCCAATAAGGCTGCGAATCTAGCTAATACTGCAGCCGCTTCTGCAACCGCTCAGGCAGCAGAAGCACAGCTGCAGGCTACAGCTGCAGAGGAGAAGGCGCAGCTTGCAACGGAGGCTGCGACAAGAGCAGACGAGAAGATTGCTGAGATGAATAGTCTCGCAGGTCAGATTGCGACTGGCTTCATCGCTCCTTCTCGCATGAATCTCAGCTATCAGACTGAGATCAGCATCCGCAACAAGCAGAAGCAGAAGATTGAGGCGAACATCCTGCCGGCATACTTGCCGCAGAGTGTCCTCTATCAGAGAGTAGAGGGTGATTCCGTTATGTCTGACCCTTCCGGTAATCTGACCGTCAAGGGTACAGGCAAGACCAAGTTCTGGGTGATTCCTACCGCCAACACACCGCTATGGCAGGAGGTGACAATCAACGTCAGACAACCATATATGCGACTCTCTGCAACAGGCAAAATTCGCAAAAACGGCAATAAAATCCGAATTGTTTAATCGATTAAATATAATGTAATATGGCATTTACAGAAAGTGAAGAGACGAAGCTGAAGGCTATCATCGCAGCCTTCGACAATGCTCAGCAGGTCGATGACCTGCCTCAGTCAGACATGTCTGCAACCGACAAGATTATTGAGGTCTTCGACAAGAAGTCGGGTAAGTCTGAGCAGATGACTATCAAGAATGCGGTGCAGCTCGGTCAGCACCCATGGTGCGGTAGAGTGTGGAACCTCGACAACGCTACACCTAAGGCTGCTACCTATGTAGGATCCCTCGAGCTCCTGCGGAACCTGCATGAGGAACTCGGACTTGGCGGCTATCTGGTCAAGAATGACCATACTCGTCGCAAGCTTGATTCCAAGGATCATCACAAGTATGCGACTGGCGAGGCGGCAAAGCTTGATGGTTCCGAGGGGCACTATCAGTGGGGTTGGGGCAAGGAATGGTACATGGTCATCAAGACCGTAGGCAGACTCCACTATGAAATGGTTAGCCCTTGGCCTATTCAGGGAGAGTTCAACTACAAGATTCCGATTGCCAGCATATCTGCTGCAGGTTTCGCGACAATCGAGCGCAGTACTGGCAAACTCGTAAGCTACATCAACGATGGCGCTGACTATCGAGGAGGCAATAATGATGCGACTCTCGACAACACGAACCGCACCATGCTGGGCAAGCCAGCAACTCAGCAGACTACAGAGTACTTCCGAGCTGCTGCGCGCAAAAATGGTACCGGCTGGCTCTGTACGACGATGCGCCATACAGCTGCCATCGCAGTACTGTTCGGTGTCATCTTCGGTACTCATTACGACCAGGCTGCTGTCAATTCTGCTAAAGATGAGAATGGCCTGTTCCAGGGTGGACTAGGAGCTGGAGTAACGCAGATGCCTGACTGGAATGGCTACAACGGTTATCGCCCTGTCGTACCGATGTCTGCTGGCATCGAGCTCGGAGACTCCTGCGGTGAATCTAGCTATGAGGTCAAAAAGGATGATGGTACCGTAGTCTATACAGCCAAGATTCCTAGCTTCTTCGGATATAAGAATGGATTCGGCAACCTCTGGCGTATGATGGATGATGAGCAGGTGCAGTGCAACGAGGACACATCGGTTGTACACCTCGTTGCTCCATCCATCTATGGTACCTGGACAATAGGCAAAGCTGAAGGTATGATTGCCTACAGCAAGTCGGAGACAAAAGGTGAAGGGTGGGTGAAGGAGCTGTGTATGGAGCACCTCGAAAACTTCCCGACCAAAAAAGGTGGTACCGAGTCGACCTATTGGACTAGCTATTTCTGGAATACGTCAGGAGCTACTTCCGGTTTTCGCCTGTGTCTTCGTGGTGGCAGCGCTTTCAATGGTGGTCAATGCGGTCTTTCGGCGCTCCGCGTGAGCAATGCTGTCTCGGATTCCAGTGTGAGCTGCGGTGCGGCCCTCTGCGAAGCAGCATCCGAGTGGTCATTGGAACCAGTGTATTACAAGGCGGCCTAGAGTGGACAGAGGTGTGCTGATGTGAGCTGGAGTGTGCAGGATTGGCCAAGGTTTCCCAGCGGAACCAAGGGTAATCCTGAGCACCCTGCGAGCGTAGCGAGCAAACCTTACCGCCTTTGGGCGGTCGATTTTTTTTGAAATTTCGCTCTTTGACATTCTTTCATTCCGATTTTTTTCAGTACCTTTGCAGGCGGTATTAAACCAGGCTGTGATTCCTGCGCCGGTTTTCGCCTGTGTCTTCGTGGTGGCAACGCTAACAATGGTGGTCAATGCGGTCTTTCGACGCTCAACGTGAACAATGCTGTCTCGGATTCCAATGTGAACTACGGTGCGGCCCTCAACTTAACAAGATACTGCAGGTTAGTTTGCTTAGCTGCAGAGATTTCGGGAGTCAGGCCTTGCCTCATGGCAAAACATACACTTTAGCAGAATAGCAAGTAGATGATGACAATGGGTCATCCGGTCGAAAGTTAGGACATTAGAAAAGCAGACAGCAGACAACAGACACAGACATTTATACAGACACCGACCTTTTTTTAATATTTACTTAAAATTTTAAAAGCAAGTGAAGAGGTTAGGCAACATTTCACAGGAGGTGGAGACTTTGCAAAATTTTCGTGAAGCATTTTTTGATTTTTCCCGACACAAGAAGTCCCGTCTCTCTGTTCAAGCATTTGAGGCAGAGTTTGAGGCAAATCTTCAAGCCCTGCTAAATGCCTATACCCATCAGACTTGGCATACATCAGACTATGAGGCCAAGCCGGTTGAAAAACCCAAGCATCGCATAGTCAATAAGTTGCCTGTTGGCGATCATGTCATTCAGCATGCAGCCATGCACACCAGTGAAGATAAGCTGAGAGCCAAGATTCCTTACAACAGTCCAGCTGGTACCAAGGGGCGTGGCACGCATTTCTTCTACAAGATTATCAAGCAGGACATCTTTACCTCGCCACAGCAAGACACATTCTATTGCTTGCCCATGGATATACACCATTATTTCCAGAATGTTGAGCACAATTTGCTCAAGAGAGAGTATAGGTTGTATATCAAGGACCGCAAGCTGCTTGCTTTCATTGACGAGGTCGTAGACAGTTATGCCAACGGCATAGTGCTGGGTGTCAAGCTCACACAACTTTTGGGACAACTATTTCTGGCGAGGTTTGACTATCTCGCCATGCGGTGTTTTGATATACTCCAAGATCCTGAAAAACATGGCTACTGGCAGGCTCGCTACGTCACGGACATGCTCCTCACATGCCGCTCGGAGCAGCAGGCAAGAGTATTAAATGTGGGGGGGTAAAATCCCTCAATGAGCGCTTCGACCGTTTTTGCCGCGAAGGACTCAAACATTATTATAGATTCATGGACAATATCTTCATCATGCATGAAGATAAGGTCTTCTTACGCCTTATGGCGGAGCTTGCAGTCATGCACTTGGCTAGAGACTGGAAGCTGAGCATCAATAAAAGTTGGAATATTCATCGTACATGTGACGGCATAGACTTCTGTGGACAGAAGATCTTTGCCGACCATGCCCTTTTGCGCAAGCGCACCAAGCAGGCACTCTGTGCCCAGGTGGCAAGATTGCGCAAACGTGGACTTAGCGATGAACAGATCCAGCGCAAGGCAGCATCCAGGCTTGGCCTAGCCAAACACGCAGATACAAAAAACTTATTAAATAAAATCGGTATGAAAAAGTATGGTCAGATTGTGAAGGCTCGCAAGGGAGAGGTTCCCTTCGAGGGCATGAGCATGGCACAGAAGAAGCATCCGGGCGATATCCTGTGCCACAACATTGAGGACTATGACAAGTTCCTCATCCTCATAGAGGATTACAAGATAGATAAGTCGAGAGTCGACTTCAAGATGGAGCAGATTGAAGAAGTTGACGACCAGGGCGTCAAGCACATAGTCACCAAGAAGGTGCCTAAGGACCGCCTCGCCATCCGCTTCCGTTTCATCGATCACGTCCGGAAGACAGGACAACTCGATGAAAATGGCGATGAGATTGAGGAGCCGGTTTGGCAACCTGAGTCGTGGTGGCTCTTTACTGGCTCAGATATTCTGGTTGACCAGGCACGCAAGGAGTGGGAACTGCTGGAAAAGGGCTTCTACACCGTTGCAGCGGAACTCACCAACAAGTTTGGAAAGAAATTTTATAAGTTTATCTAGATGCACAAGAAATTTTATCTTTGCCGCATGTCATACTTGAGATATGACAGCAAGCATTTTCTTCTGTTCCTGAGTGAGCAGAAAGTAGAAAACTATCACCCAGACACCACCATGTCGGAGTCTGATGGCGATAGTAAGACAGTGACAGCCTACAGCTATGAGGGGACAGAGATTGACGGCTCCACTAAAATTGAGGCTGAGTCGGCAAGCTATCGCGAGTTCGTGAATGGTCTGGTTCGTACTAAGTACAGCCAGAGCGATGTCGAAGCCATCCTGTGCAACCATGGTGATGGCAACAAGGAGCACGAGACGGAGTACCAGGTATTCCAGAAGTGGCGAGAGCAGGCTAAGCAGATGGCCAGAGAGTTACTCGACCGGGATATCTCATAGTGTTTAGATACGGCAGGAGGGGAACAGTCCTTCCTGCCGTATTTTTATATTCCTTATATTATATGTACCTTTGTGCCAGTTTTAAAAAAGGTACAGATATGCAGAGAAATACCAAGGAATGGATACACTACAGCTCTGCCAGTATAGTTCTGCTTGCCGGCATTGTGCTCGTGTTCATCAGCTTTTTTATGTCCCACGACGTAACTTCCAACGTCTTGTGGTTCTTTGGGCAGAGTCTAGTTTATGCAGCAACCGTCTTTGGTTTCACACTGAATTTTGACACCCGAGTTAAAGACATTATTCAAAAATATACAAACAATAAAAATGGCACGCAAGATTAAGAAAATTTTCGTTCATTGTACAGCAAGCCGACAGTCATGGACTGTCGATGCCTTGCTCAAGGAGTTCAGAGACAAAGGCTGGCATTATCCAGGTTACCATTGGGTAGTGACCGCTGACGGCAAGCGCACGCAGCTCATGACAGAAGACCTGCCGTCCAACGGAGTCAAGGGGCACAATCACGATTCCGTCAACGTGGCATACATGGGCGGAATATCCCGCACTGGCAAGGCTATCGACAACCGCACAGAGGCACAGAAACTAGGTTTGCGTGAGTTGCTCAAGGAATTGAGAAGCCGCTACCCTGATGCCAAGATCATGGGACATCGTGACATTTCGCCTGACAAGAACCACAATGGAGTGGTCGATCCATGGGAGCGCATCAAGGAATGCCCATGCTTCGACGCTATTCCGGAATACGCAGACATTTAAGAGATTGAGCTGATGAGTAGATTTAATAAAAATTTAGGGTTCATCCTCGTATTTCTGATGGTGACCTGCATAGTCAAAGACTGTTACTACGAGTATAAAAAGCAGCGAGCGGAGCAGAACCTGCGAGAACAGCTCAACAAACTTCAGCTGCAGTATGCTCCAGCTGAGCGTGACACCATCCGTGACTCAGTCAAGGTCGTGACGCAGAAGGTCATCATGATGCCTCCTGATGAGTACAAGGAGTTTGCAGCAGACAGAAATATGCTGAAAGATCTCAACATCAAGGTCAGCCAGATAATGGCGGATCAGCGCACATCGGTAGTCACCGAAGGCTCTGTCAAGACGCTTCGTGAGAATTCGCTATACAAGTATAGCGACAAGTGGTTGAGCGTTCAGCTCAACACTGCAGACTCCATCCTTACATATAGAGCGCGAGACAGCTTGCAATGCCTTGTAACTCGCAATTACAAACATCGATTTCTATGGTGGAAGTGGGGAACCGATGGCTACAATATCAAGATGATCAATTTCAATCCCAACTCCACTATCTTATATAACAACTATATACAGGTCAACCGCTAATGGCAAGACAAGAAGTATATACTACAGTCATCAAGCTAAATTCAGAGGAGGCGAAGAACCGCCTCAAAGAGCTTGAAGATAAGGTCGCTCGTCTGAAGAAGGCAAAACAAGATGCCTTCTCGGCGGGCGATTCCCGTTTAGGCGCATCCCTCGCCAAGGATCTTAAGGCCGCAGAGCGAGAGATGAAGCAATTCAAAAACTCAACCATGAGCGTCAAGGAGACACTCGACAATCTGTCAAGTGCAAGCCTCGGACAGCTGGAGAAGGCAGCTAGACATCTGAAGGGGCAGATGAAGGCAGCATCTGACCCTTCAGACTTTGCAAAATTGGACGCTCAACTCTCCAAGGTTAAGGAGCAGATGCTTGCCCTGAAGGGCGCGACACGCAAGGCTGATGAGGAAGCGAGACGCATGACCGCAACGGTGTCAAACCTGAAACATGCTTCACTCAATGACCTCAACTTCACAGCTTCCAAGCTACGTAGTCAGATGGCAGACTACGACCCGACATCTACCATGTACGCCTCTCGAGCTTCACAGCTGAAGCTAGTGGAGGCGGAGTTGGAGCGCATCAGACAGAGCGAGCAGAAGGTGGTCACCCTCATGCAGCAATATGACAAGGAGATTGACAGCACCAACGTGGATATCAAGGAGACCAGGAGGCGGATGCAGCTCGTCAACAACACCTTGGCCAATCTCAAGACCTCATCCATCCGTGACCTCGAATACTCCATCAAGGCACTCAATCAGCAGATGAAGGGCATGCAGCGTGGTACCGAGCAGTTCAAGCAGATGGAGCTGAAGGCGAAGCAGCTGAAGGCAGTACTGCAGGGAGTCAGAGCCGAGGGAGTTGCTCAGGAGTCCTGGATCAAGCGCTTTGCGGACTGGTCCAACCGCATGCAGGGCATCGCCCTGGGAGCCGTCGCTGCCATCTCCGGCATCACCTTCACCGTCAAGAAGTGCGTGGAGGAGTATGCAAAGATGGACGATGAGATGACCAACGTACGCAAATATACCGGTCAGGCAGCCGAGGAAGTCGAGCGCATGAACGAAGATTTCAAGAAGATGGACACCCGAACTTCTCGAAAGAAGCTCAACCAACTGGCAGAGGATGCTGGCAGACTAGGCATCACATCGACTGCTGCAGTTGAGGAGTTCGTCGATGGAGCGGATAAAATCAATGTTGCACTCGGTGATGACCTCGGCGATAAAGCAGTCTCACAAATCGGCAAACTCGCCCAGATGTTCGGCGAAGACAAGACCAAAGGTCTGCGAGGTGCCATGTTGGCGACAGGTTCTGCAGTCAATGAACTGGCTCAGAATTCCTCTGCCTCTGCAGGATATCTCGTAGACTTCACCGCCCGTGTGGCAGGTGTCGGCAAGCAGGCAGGCTTCACACAGGCTCAGATTATGGGTCTCGCCTCTGTTCTCGACCAGAACATGCAGCAGGATGAAACTGCGGCGACTGCTGTACAGAACCTCTTGGCAAAGATGTTTCAGGACTCCGCAAGGTTTGCAAAGATTGCAGGACTGAATGTCAAGGACTTCGCTAAGACCCTTAAGGAGGATGCCAACGGCGCACTCCTCCAGTTCCTGGCAGCCATGAGAGCCAAGGGCGGTTTTGCAGACCTCGCACCGATGTTCGAGGAAATGAAGATGGATGGATCCAGGGCTACTGGTGTCCTCACCGTCCTCGCTGACAAACTCGATGACATCAAGACTGCCCAGAACCTGGCAAACGAAGCCTATTCCGAAGGCACATCCGTCCTCAATGAGTTCGAGACACAGAACGAGAGTGTACAGGCTCAACTTGACAAGGCGAGCAAAAAGTTCCTGGATCTCTCCATCGAATTGGGACAGAAACTCTATCCTGCAGCACGATATTGCATATCTGCAGCTAGTCTCGGAGTTCGGGCACTCTCCACACTCGTTGATTTCGTCAAGGATTATTGGCGCATATTAATTGTGCTGACAGCCGCAATCGTCACCTATACAGCAGTCTCTAAGGCAAAGTTGATAGCAGACAAGGCGCAGATGGCATGGCTCAACATCATGATTCTGCGCGAAAAGGCGCATCTCGTCCTTGTGGGGCTCAAGACATCTGCTCTCAAGACCATGGCAATCGTTCAGATGGCGTTGACACGTGAAATAAAACTGACCACTGCTGCGCAGATGTTGTGGAACAAAGTGTTGTTGGCTAACCCGATCACTGCCGTGATTGCTGTTGTTGCCGGACTGACAGCCGCAATCGTCACACTCTCTGAAGAGACGAGCACAGCTGAGCAGGCTCAGCGTGACTACAATGATGCCGTGACAGATGCCAACAAGCAGGCAGCAGAAGAGGAGGCATCCATCATGCGCCTCGTTTCTGCTATCCAGTCAAACACCAGTGCAGAGTCTGACCGCAAGGCAGCCCTTGAGGATCTCAACGGCAAGCTGATGCGTGAGCACCTCGGTAACATCACCGAGGAAGCAGTGCGCACAGGCAACGCTACAAGGCAGATTGAGGCTTACATTGATGTAATGAAAAAGAAGATTATCATCGATGGCCTACAGAAAAAGTTAGCTGAGTCTATAGCAAAGAGTGCTGATCTAGAGGATTGGCTAGAAGAGGGAAGAAATTATAAACCTGGATTTTTACAGGGAGTATTAGATTCCTTCAATCCTTTCCCTTCGAAAAAGGTTGCGGCAAGCAATCCACATTTTCAAAAGGATTTGGAGAGAGAGATTGACAAGGAAAAACAGTATCAGAAGCGTCTCCTTGATAAAATCAACGAGTTAGAGTCACAGCATTTCGAAGTGAGCGATCCGGAACCATGGCGCAACAATGGCTACAATGGCAAGGGCAATGATGGTACAATCATTAAGAAGCAGAGTACAGCCGTCACTCATCAGGTTTCAGAAAAAGAGCGCAAGGCTCGTGTCAAGGCAGAGAAGGCAGCTGCAGCCGAGGCACGTAAGCGCCAGGCTGAAGCCAAACGCAAGCAGAAGCAGGCTGCCGATAGCATCAAGGCTGAGACCAACGAACTGATGGCAGACAACGCCAAAGCCTATGCAGAAGGCAAGAAAACCTATCAGCAGTTCATCGATGACCGTCAAAACATACAGATCAAGGGCTTTGCAAAGCTGAAGCAGCTATATGGTGAAGAGAGCAACGAGTATAAGCAGTTGCTCGACAACCAGGTCAATGTTGTCAAGCAACATGATGCTGCCATTCAGAAGATGAATGAGCAGACCATTGAGCGTGAACGCCTGCAGAAGGAGGCTAGCATCAAAGCACAATATTATGATGTCAATTCGAAAATCTATCAGAATGATACCGCTCTCAATGAAGCCCTATATAAGAATGATGTCGAAGCCATGAAAAAACGTCTTGCACTCTACAAAGACAGAGAGGGCAGCGAGGAGTGGCTGGATCTGAAGGCTGAGATGGAACAGGCTGAGCTCGACCACCAGCTGCAGATGCAGGAGACATACCAGAACCAGCTGAAGGAGTTGCGTCAGCAGTTCGGTAAGCAAGACCTGCAGGCACAGGAAACTATGTACCTCAATGGCCTTGACAATCTCTACAAGAATGGATTGATCAAGGAGGAGGAATATCAGCAGATGAAGTTGGAGATAACCAAGCAGTTTGCTGCCCAGAGAGCGCAGATAGATGCTGCTGACCATGGAGCAGGTAGCGCTCAACTGAAGATTAATGATAAGTCAACAGAGATGGTCAACAGTGCCAGGGCTGCTGCAGGTGAGTCCCAGACGACCAGCAATGCAACTCTGGGTGGCTACTTCTCTTCACAAGTTGAGAACTACCAGAACACCATGGAGAAGTTGAAGGAATTATATGGCAATGACAAGCAGAACCATGCTGCATACATGCAGGCGAAAGCGCAGGTCACCTCTGATTACCTCAATGACCTGGTTGAAAAGACAGCTGTTGTTTACAATGGTATCAACGGTATTCTATCTGCGTCATCGTCATATGCTCAGGCATGCTCTGACCTCGAGCAGGCGAAAATCTCCAAGAACTACGAAAAGCAGATTGCTGCAGCTGGCAACAACTCGAAGAAAAAGAAAAAGTTGGAGGAGAAGAGAGACAAGGAACTGGCCGCAGCGAAGTCCAAGGCTAACAAAAAAGCCATGAAGATAGAAATTGCGCAGGCGATAGCATCTACAGCAATGTCTGCTATCAATGCCTATGCATCTGCTGCAGCTATACCAACAATAGGTTGGACATTAGCTCCTATTGCAGCAGGTATGGCCACAGCTGCAGGTATGATACAGCTTGCTGCTATCAAGAAGCAGCACCAGGCAGAGGCTGCAGGTTACTACGAGGGTGGTTACACCGGTGGCAACCGCTACCGAAAGGAAGCAGGAGTCGTACATGAAGGCGAGTTCGTGGCTAATCACAATGCCGTCAACAACTCATCCATCCGTCCAGCTCTTGACCTCATCGATAGGGCACAGCGCTCTAATACAGTTGGCTCGCTGACCGCTGATGATATCACACGTTCTCTGGGACAGGGAAGTAGTACCGTGGTGGCTCCTGTTGTCAATGTCAACAATGATAACACCGAGGTACGCCAGTCCCTCGATGGTGTCAATGCAGCCGTCAGCCGTCTGACACAGACTCTTGACGATGGCATTGAGGTTGAAGTTCCGATATCTGGACGTAGAGGTCTGCACCGCAGACTGCAGGATTATCAGCGCATTTTAAACAATAAGTAGTAATATGATAACATGCATCATCAATGGCCATAAGGCCTATCCCATTTCTACATCATCAATCAAGGTGACATACGCCAACCAGTATGTCACCGATGATGGTGAGTACACATATGACATCACCTTCCCCATGAATATCCTGGAGAACCGTGTCATATTCAAGAATGTCTCACGCTTGGAAGTCAAGAAGAATATCGCCAAATACGATGACTGCAAGCTGTACTGTAACAGCCAGCTCATCATGAGCGGTGTCGGTACCATACTCTCAGTGAATGAGAAAGAAATCAAACTGCAGATAGTCGGAGGCAAATCACGCATCAAGTTCAACGACCGCATGGAGAAGCACTACATAGACGAAATTCAGTTTGGTACAGCAGATAAGCCGGGATATGATGTTGGTAAGGGCTGGTCACAGAAGTTCAAGGACAGAATAACTGAAATTTACAGATTAGATGAAGATAAGACGAAGTTCCTGGGAGTGGAAGGAAAATGGTGCTTCGTACCTGTACGGGACGAAACAAATGATATGATTGCAAATTTTGTTGGAGTAGATAAAACGAAACAATTTATTGGCTACAATGCACCATTTATCTCTAACCTAGCTGTTCAGCCCAACCTGATGTATATCTTTCGTAAAGTAGTAGAATACGAAGGATATACTATCAAGCGCAACGATTTTGACTGCAAGCCATGGAACCAGCTTTATATAGCTTCTGCCTACAAGACTCGCGAGATTAGAAGGGCACTACCTCATTGGACAAGCTATACATTTATTGAGGAATTCCGGAAACTCTTCAATGCCTCCATCTACTTCGATGAAGTCCAGAAGACCTGCAGCGTCATCAGTTCCTCAGAGTTGAGTTCTGCAGATTCTATTGAGATAGAACCGCTGGATGAATATTCGGCAGACTATGACGAAGACGGTTCTTTCAGCACTTCTGCAACTGCGAACCTGGAGTACAAAATGGATGGTTCAGCCAATAGAGGGAACTATGAGAGCATGCCAAAGAAGGTTTTTGACAACTTCAATATCGTTCAGAGTGTTGATTATTTCGGCGTGCTCGATCAGTTTTCTCAGACTACCATGGGATGGTCTGAGAAGAAAAAACGGCAGACTATTATTGAGTACCTCAGAAGTTACTACATATATGTAGAGAATGAGGATGGTACGAAAACATGGCAGATGGCAGGTGTATGGTCACCGTTAATCAGGGACAGTTCTTCTGATGAATATGTCGATCTGAGCATTTCTCCTGCAGCACAAGTTGTAAAAGATATCAATTTCAGGACAGGATTAATAGAAGATAATTACTACGAGAAGCGTTGCCTGCTGTCAATACCTAATGACAAGGAAGCGGATTCCAAGGAGTGCGATGTTGATGATGACGGATATAGCTACACATCCGTACAGGATGCCATAGATGATGAGTCAAGCATGGATGACAGCGAAGCTGAAGAGGAGGTCATGAGTGTCTTTTTCATACTGCCAGGCAAAGTGCAGGCATTTAACGTGCCATACGGCAGGATTTCATGGGTAGGTGAAAAATCAAGATGGCCAATGTTCATCACAGATTATCGCATTAACAGTGATTATACTTATGAGGGTATATTAGTGACTGCCGGCAATAATTTTTCGCTATCCCTGAATTCAGTAGCCAATGGTGCAGTATCATTAGCAGAGTTCCATAGCAAGGCTTTCCATATAGACAATAAAAACTGCATGGAGGTCAAGTTCAAGTCTGATGACATACCGGATCCATCCAAGATATACATCATCCGCAACAAGAGATTTGTATGCGAGAAAATAGAGATGGAAGTCAAGGACGATGCCATCGAGCCAGTTTAC